TGTCAGAAACCACCGGCCGCCTGCTGCCGCTGACCGAGCACGTCCGCCAATCCATCCGCAATATCCTGTTTACCGCCGTCGGCACCCGCGTCCAGCGTGAGGAGTACGGCAGCCTGCTACCCCTGCTGATGGATGCCCCGCTCAACGAGGTAACGCTGTTGCGCTGCAATGCCGCCGTGGTGCTGGCACTCGCCAAATGGGAGCCGCGTTTGGTGATTACTGCCGCCGAAACCCGCGCCGTCCCGGCCGATAACGGCCTGCGTGTGGAAATCAGCATCACCGGGCGGCTCGGCGGTCAAATCGAAAACTTTATTGTCGGATTGTAACTATATGGAAATCGACCTTACCCAACTGCCCGCTCCCGACGCGGTCGAGGTGTTTAGCTTTGAGCAGATTTTTGCACGCAAAAAGCAGCAGCTCATTGCGCTCTGCCCGGAAAGCATCCGCACCGTCATTGCCGCCACGCTGGAGCTGGAGAGCGAACCGCTCACCATCGACCTGCAGCAGCAAGCCTATTCCGAAATGCTGGTGCGCCAGCGCATCAATGAAGCCACCCGCGCCGGCTTTTTGGCCTTGGCTGCCGGTGCCGACCTCGACCATATCGGCGCCGGTCGAGGACTCACCCGCAAAATCATTCAGGCCGCCGACCCCACGCAAATCCCGCCTGTGCCGGAAATCAAAGAATCCGACAGCGACTTTAGAAAACGCATCCAGCTCCACCCGGAGAAATTCGCAGCGGCTGGGCCTCGTGCCGCCTACATCGCCCACGCGCTGGACGTAGATGGCGTAGAGGATGCCAACCCTACCCGCCCCGTGGCCGGAACCGTGCGCGTCTATATCAAGAGCTACGCCAACCAAGGCGTGCCGGAGCGCTCGTTGCTCGATGCCGTGGCCGCCTACTTGTCTGCCGAAGAGCGCCGCCCATTAAACGACTTGGTCGAAGTAGAAGCCGCCACGCCCAAGGTTATCAGTATCGAATATGAAACCGTGTTTGAGAGTGGTCCCGATAAAACCTTGGTCGCCGCGCAGCAGCGCCGCGACTTGGAAAAAGTACTGGATGAAAACAGCGGCCTGGCCGGCGAACTGGCGCTCTCCAAAATCATCGGCGCGCTCGATGTGGTCGGCGCAAAAAAAGTGCGCCTGATCCAGCCAACCGCCGACATCGTTTGCACCGCCGGAGAATTTATCCGCGTCGCCACCATAACCGCCCGCGAGGTCGGCGCATGAGCCAAACCATCCTGCCCAGCAACAACAGCCCATTGATGCACGCGCTCGCCAGGCTTGCCGAAGCCGAAACTGCCGCCATCGATTGGCGCGTGATTACCCATTCCAAAGATCCGGCTGTGTGCGCCGCCGTTTGGCTGCCGTGGCTGGCTTGGGAAAACAGCATCAGCGATGCCGAAGGCTGGCGTTTCGCCGAGACCGAACAAGCGCAACGCAACCTCATCGCCGGCTACATCGAAAAGCACCAGCTCAAAGGTACACCGGCCGTCATCCGCCGCCTGTTTAGGGATTTGCAGCTCGGCGAAATCGAAATCCTCGAACGGGTAACAGAAAAAAAATGGGACGGCAGCTTTAGCTTTGACGGCAGCCACCTGTTCGGCGGCGCACCGGGCGACTGGGCTAAATACGCCATCGTTCTCAAACGCGTAATCAGCATTGAACAAGCCGAAGTCATCAAAGCGCTGCTTGCGGAAATCGCCCCCGCCCGCTGCCAGCTGCTCTATCTCGACTATCGCAGTAATCCGCTGTACTGGAATGGCGAAATCACTTTCAACGGCAACTACACATTTGGAGCAATCACAAGTGGCTAATATCAAAAACACCAAAGAATGGGTGGACAACGTCCGCCAAATCGAGGTCGGCGACCGCGTGATCGGCGGCACCGATGCCCCAATCAATATCTGCCTCTCCCAGCTCGTCGGGCGCACAGGCTACCTGAAAGACAAAATCGATGCCGTGCCAACCGACAGCGTCGCCGGCCTGCTTAAAATCTCCTCTGTTACTAATAGCACCGACGAAGACACTGCAGCCTCATTAAAAGCTGTCAAGGCTGCCTACGACAAAGCCGAGGAATCCGCAGGCAAAGGCCTGCCAGTTGGCGCGGTAATGGGCTTTCCCCGCGCGATTACCAGCCAAGAAGGCTTTTTAAAGGCCGACGGCAGTACCTTTGCCCAGGCCACCTATCCCGACCTGTATCGCGTGCTTGGCAGCAACAAGCTGCCCAACCTCACGCGCTCCGACATCGGCATGACCGCCTATTTCCCGTTTGGCGACATCCCGGATGGCTGGATTAAATATGACGAGATTGCCGTCAAGGTAACGCAGTCCGCCTATCCCGAACTCTACCGCAAGCTGGTGGCGCAGTACGGCAGCATTGCCAACGTCAAGCCGGTAGATGATTACTTTGTGCGCAACGTGGGCAGCAGTGGACAAATCGGCCAGCAATATCCGTGGGCGGTAGGCGACCACCATCATGTTTTGGGACTTGTGGCTTATGGCAACGACGACCTTAACCTAAGGCGCCTGCCGGTGGATAAGTATTATCCCAATCAGATTAAGGCCGGCGAGCCGATGTTCACCATCTTCGGGCAGCTTGACGGCGGCGAGGGTCGGAACCATGGCACGGATATGTTTTCAGCGGTACATGAACAGGCGGCACAGGGGAAATATTCGCAGAAACATGCTATCCCCCTCACTTTCGACCACGCCTACACCGATCAATACACGCCCAAACCCTATCATCAGGACAACACCCCGAAATACATCGGCATGGTGCTGTGCATCAAAGCCAAAGACAGCCTAGATGATGTGGTGATGTGGATTAAGGCGTTTGGCAAAGTAACCAATGCCGGCGCGCTGGATGCCTCCACGCTGGCCGTACAGTTGCAAGACAAGGCCGACAAAAACCACACCCACCGCGCCGCCGACATCAGCGACTTGGGCGAAGCGGTTAAGCAGCAGCTCGCCGCCGCCATGCCGCACCAAGCCGGCACCAATGGCTACACCAAACTGGCCAACGGCCTGATGCGGCAATGGGGACATGTTAGTACCGGCTGGACGGGAGAGGGCCCGAAAAAAGTTGTCTTCCCGGTGGCCTTTCCGAGCGAGTGCTTTAACGTGCAAATTACCGCCCACACCGGCGGGCGGCCAGGTGCCGTCAATGCCGACTTTACCTTGGGCGTAGACAATCTGACCGCTGCCGGATTTGACATAGTAGTTAATGCCATGCCGCTCAACGGCTCATCGGCGGCAGACTTTAAAGGCGTGTATTGGATAGCCATTGGCAAATAACGGGAGATAACTCATGACACTGTATTACTCACAATCCAGCGGCGGTTTTTACGACGACCAAATCCACAGCAGGCTGCCTGAAGATGCGGTGGCGATTAGCCCCGAGCAGCACACTGCCTTGCTGGCCGGGCAGTCCAACGGGCAAGTGATTATGCCAAATAAAGCCGGCCAACCCGTGCTGGCCGAGCAGCCGCCCTGCCCATCCAGCACTTGGGATGGCGAGCAATGGAACATCTCCCCAGAATGCACCGCCCAGATTAAGGCAGAGCAACAAGATGAAATGTGGGAGCGCATCAAGGCCAAGCGCTACGACAACCTGCGGCACGGGGTGTTTGTCAAAAGCGTAGGCAAGTGGTTTTACACCAACGATGAGAGCCGCACCCAATACATCCTGCTGCGCACCATGAAAACGCTACCGCCGAATCTGAAGTGGAAAACGATGGAAAACGATTTTGTCCTCATGACCCGCGAGCTGCTGGATGAGATGACTACGCAGATGGTAGTGGATGAGCAGGCTGATTTTGCCAATGCCGAACGCCATAAAGCCGCCATGCTCAAAGCTGAAAACCCGTTGGAATACGATTATTCAGACGGCTGGACGGCCAACTATGAACAGTCCGCCGCCGAGCTTGAGGAGGTCGCTCAATGAATACGCAATCCATCTATC